TGATGAACGCCAACGGCTACGAGCCTGGCGTTATCGGCACATGGCGCGATCAGTCGGCATTGCCGCTATGGGTGGCACCGGCTGGTGCAATCGGCGGATGGGTGCGTAATGACGTTGTGGAGTACAACGGCCACCGCTGGATCTGCACAGCAGCTACCAACACCTACGCGCCATCCGTCTGGGGTTGGACTGATCTAGGTGCCATCTAGGTAGTGCCATTATCGGAACGTGACTGAAGTTTGGAGGGATGTTGATGAAGAAATCGGTGAAGCAGAGTCCAGAGAAGTCCGTTGCCGGCAACGTGAGTATTGAGACGTTGAGCGCGCAGGTAGATGCGGCGCTGGCGTTGTTGGATCAGGAGACGGCGGACGGGATCATCGGGGAGCGATCACCGGAGTATGACACGCTGATCCAGGGCGCGAGTGCGGTGATGGCCATGGAGTGGGCGGTGATGAAGACGCACGGGCTGCGGCAGACGCGGACGTCGCTGAAGGCCGGCGCGCAGGCGCTGTCGATGGTGTTGACGCTGGTGCATTATGCGTATGCGGCGGGGGTGAGGAGAGGCAAGAGTCAGAAGTCGGGAGTCAAAAGTCGGAAGTCAACGGAGGGATAGCGATGGCGGACTTTTGCATGATTGAGGATTTGGAGCAGTTGCTGCAGGTGGAGGTTACTACGGCGGCGCAGATCGCTGCTGCGAAGCGGGCGATCGCGGAGGCAAGTGCGGCGATCAGGAACTATTGTCACCAGGAGATTGAGTTGGTGACCAATGAGACGATCACGCTGGACTGTGCCGGCGGGACACGGGTATTTCTGCCGGAGCTGCCGGTGGTGAGTGTGGCGGAGGTGGTCGAGGATGATGAGACGCTGACGGTCACGGATGACTATAAGCTGGGTCAGTGGGGGATCCTGCACCGCATCGATGCCACGTGGGCAGCGGGGATCCAGATCGTTGAGATCACGTATTCGCACGGGTATGCGACGCTGCCGGATGATGTGGTGGCGGTGTGCGTGCGGGCGGCGGCGCGAACGTATCAGGCGGGGCTCAAGTCCGCGGCCGGCGATGCGGTTCCCGGGGTGGCCTCGATGAGCCTGGGGGATTATTCCGTGGCGTACGCGGAGGGGAGCGGGGCGGAGGGCGTGATGGGGGTCAGCGGGAGCCGGATGCTGCTGCTGAGTGAGAAGGACATGCTCAACAAATATAGGTATATCGCCCAGTGACGGACAGCACGATTCACCATTCACCATTCAACGGAGTCATGAGTCAAACATCATGAGTGTATTCGCAAGCCTACTGAATAACACGTTTGAGGTCTCACGAATCGTGCGGGCTGCCGATGGGCAGGGCGGGTTCACGGAGGCATATGAGGCTGTTGGGAGCATCGCCGGCAGGCTCAGGCCGACGTCGAGCCAGGAGCGGACTGTGGCGCTGAGTGAGGAGCGGCAGATCTCGCACGTGTTGTATACGGCGGCAGATGAGGACATCGCGCGCGGGGATTTGATTGTGTGCGGAGACCTGACGGTTGAGGTGCTGGGCATCCGCGAGCCGTCGTTGGCCGGGACGCATTGGGAGATCGATTGTCTCGAACGGACAAATGAGACGAGCGAGGAGCTGGGGTCGTGAGCATTGTTTGGAAGCGGTGGAATCCGAAGGCGGTGAAGGACGCCGCGATTGAGGAGATCGCCGGGAGTATGGAGATCGTGGGGAAGTTCGTGGAGACGGAGGCGCGGCGACGATTGCTGTCGATCGTTGATCCGGAGTGGGGCGCGAATTACCGGCGCAACATTGTGGCCAGGCTATTGACGTACCAGGTAGCACGCGAGGCAAACGCTGTGGTATGCACAGTGGGTGTTAAGGGGCGGCATCACGGGTTCTGGATTGAGACCGGGAGTGCAACGGCAGCGGCGCATCCGTTCCTACGACCGGCGGTGTTCAACAATGGCGCAAAGATCGTGGCGTTGTTAGGGGGGCAATGATGCTGACGGCGGCGATTTATGATGTGCTGAGTGGGGACGCGACGCTGACAGCGCTGCTTGGCACGTATCAGGGCGAGCCGGCGATCTTTACGACGGACCCGGCGCCGGGAGATGCAGCGCTGCCGTACATCGTGACCGCGGGGGAGGTGGTGGACACGCCGGCAGATACGAAGACGACGCGCGGGCGTGAGGTGTGGCGGGATGTGCGCTGCTATGCGCCGGCCTCGGGGAGCGCGGTGACTGTGGAGGCGATGGCGGAGCGGGTGCGGGCGTTGCTGCACCGGCAGGCGCTGGAGATCGATGGATTTGAGTGGGTGTATGCATTGTGCACGGGGCCGATCGTGGCCGACGAGCCGGATGCGTATGGGCGGATCGTGACGGTGCAGATGCGGGTGGAAGAGGTTTGAGGTTCCAAGTTCAATGTTTCAGGTTGAAAGTCAAGTGTCAAGGAGAGAGCTATGTCGATGAACGGGACTGATGTACTGCTGTTGGTGAACACGGGGACCGATGCGGTTCCGAGTTATGAGGCGGTGGGGAGCCAGCGGGATGTGTCGTTCGAGGAGGCGACGGAGGAGATCGACGTCAGCTCGAAGGACAGCCGCTCAAAGCGGGTGCTGCCGGGGCGCTACAGCGCCAGCCTGAGTCTGGATGCGCTGTATGTGCCGACAGATACGGCCTATCTGGCTCTGCAGGACGCTATGCGCGACGGGGAGTTGATCAAAGTTGCCAAGCAGAATGACGAGAGCACTACGGAGACGGCGGATGCGCTGATCACGAGTCTGAGCGAGTCCTTCCCTGATCAGGGCGAGGGCACGATCTCGATCAGCCTGACGATCGACGGCGACTGGACTGAGGTCGGGTCTTAATGCGCGGGCGTGGTGCGCGGGGAGAGGGAACGCTCACGACTGCCGACGGCGACGAGGTGCGGGTGTTGTACACGAACCGCGCGCTGGCCGAGGCGGAGCAGGCGATGGGCAAGAGCGTGCTGGCCGTGGCGCAGGGGTTTGCCGATGGGGACAGCGGCATCGGCGATATGGCGGCGCTGCTGCAGGCGGGGATGGAGGCCGCACGGCACGACGGTCGCGAGGGTGGCCGGCGGGTGGCGGTGAACGACGCGTTCGAGGTGATGGATGCGGTCGGCTTTGCCGGTGTGGCCACGGTGGTGATGGAGGCTGTGAGCGACGTGCTCTCGTATGACCCGGCGAGCTCAGAAAGCGAGCTCGGGTCCTCAAACAACGAGGACGCGGACCCAAACGCGTAGACCAGGAGCGTGCGAACCCGCAGGGTTTGTTTAGTTTTGACACGTTCCTGGTCGAGGCTCTGCGGGCAGGGCTAACGGTGGGGGAGTTCTGGGCACTGACGCCCAGGGAGACGTTGGTAGCGATGGAGGCGGCGGTCTGGCGCGGTAAGCAAACACAGGTGCGCGAGCTATCCCTGGCGTGGCATATCGCGGCGCTGACGCGGAATAAGCGGATGCCGGGGCTGCGTAAGCTGCTGGCGCCGTTGCTGCCGGCGAGTAAGGCAAAGAAGCAGCCGATCGAGAAACGACGTGAGGAGTTCGATGAACTCAAATCGAGGATGACATGGGCGAAACACTAGGCGAAGCACAGATACCGATCAGGGCAACGACCGACAAGCTGGACGGTGACCTGGCGGGTGTGCGGGGCCGGGTGAAGAGTGCGCTCGGAAAGCTGGGCGGCAATATCAAGGACTCGCTCCAGGTCATTGGAACCGGCGCGCTGGCTGCCGGCGGGGCGGTGCTGGGTGCATTCACGGGGGTCATCGCGGGGCTGGGTAAACTGGCCATCGATGCGGCTCCCGTGCAGGGCATCAGCGACGCGTTCGACGGGCTGGCAGCCAGCGCGGGGATCGGCGGGGATGCGATGCTGGACGCGCTGCAGAAGGGCAGCGCGGGGATGATCAGCAGCCGCGATCTGATGATGAGCTTCAACAAGGCGGCGGGCCTAGTCTCGACGGACTTCGCGACGCAGCTCCCCGATGCGATGAAGTATTTGAGCAAGGTGAGCGCATCCACCGGGCAGGACATGGGCTACCTGATGGACAGCCTGGTCACGGGTGTGGGGCGCGTCTCCCCGATGATCCTGGACAACCTGCAGATCCAGGTGGGGTTGGCGGACGCGACGTCTCGGGCCTCGCAGATGTTCGGTGTAGAGGCCGGGGCGCTGACCAAGGCACAGATCCAGGCCGGCATGATGAATGTGGTGCTGGAGAAGCTGGAAGCCAACACGGCGGCGATGCCGGACGTGACAGAAAGCGCGGCGGCGAAGTTGGCGCGGCTGCAGGCGGGGTTCCAGGACACGAAGGACACGATCGGCACGGCCTTCCTGCCGGCACTAACCTCTGTGCTGACGATCGTGAGCGACCTGGCAGGGCGGGTGCTGCCTCCGCTGACGGAGTTCCTAGAGGGAACGTTGGCGCCGGCGTTCGAGCGGGTTGCGCAGGTGGTGGGCGACTTCTTCTGGATGCTGGGCGTGGGCATTGAGCCGTTGAGCGCGCTGAAGATCGCGATCGCGGAGCTGTTCGGGCCCGAGGTGGCCGAGACGGTGATGGGGATTGTAGAGCAGGTGCGCGGGTTTATCGCGACGGCGCAGGAGGCGCTGGCGCCGGTGATGGCATGGCTGGCAGAGAACGTGAAGCTGCAGGATGTGCTGACGGCATTGGGGATCGCGATTGCGGTGGTCGCTGCCGCAGTTATCGGGCCGCTGCTGCTGGGATTCGCACAGGCGGTCGCGGTATTCGCGCTGGTGACCGGCGTAGTCGCAGCGCTAAGAACGGCGTGGGAAGAGAACTTCCTGGGAATTCGTGACAAGACGGCGGCGGTGATGGACTGGATCAAGGTGAACGTGCCGGCGATCGTGGAGAGCGTGCGGGCGTTCGTTACTGACG